TCAGGTCTAAAGTTATAGGTTTCTAGGTTTGCGTAAGAATGCTTTTCGGTTGAAACTTTTTGTTGAGTTGCTTAACGCAATGTTTGAATGCTTCAGTAGGTAGCTACACTCTAAAGAAACTTCCCTAACTTCTAAATCTTTGTAACATCCAATAATTTTTTTGTAATCTTTATGTTATAAATTGTTTGCTTTGTTTATCATATGAATAATGAAAAGTGGAGCACCGAAAATGCTAACAAAAACAGAAATCATTGTTGTCATTCTAATGGTAGTAGCCTTAATTTTCATCGTTTATGAGATGGGACAAGGTGGTAGTTGGACTTTATAGAATTCAGCCTTTATCAAAGTTAAAAGAAAAGCACCTTCGGGTGCTTTTTTAATGCCTAAAATTTAAATCGAGACATCATCATGAATGATTTTTTCCTAGCAACAAATCGAAGCATCAAAATCAATGACATTGAAGTGCGTCAGATCCAGATGAAAGACTTTGACACCTGGGCAATGCATGCTGAAGTGTTGAAAAACTTCATCAAAGATCAAAATCATTCAGATGAAATTTTGACACAGTTATTTAAAGCTCATGGGGTACAGGTCATTTCGACCATGGCATGCGTTACTGATCTGGATAATGAATCACTGGTAGAACTTGCCGCTGATGAGCAGGGATTTAAAGATTTGCTTAAAGCAGTGCTTCTGATCAACCAGGCTTACTTCAAATACGAAAAGCCAAAACGCGGCATTAAAAAGAAAGATGACTCCACCTGGTTTGATTCATTCCAGTTTCTGGTATCAATGGGCCATCAGCATAGCGAAATGATGGAAATGACCTACGGCGCGTTCCAAAGCTACGTCACAGCAGCAAACAAGCTATACAAGCAGGGAATCTTCAATAACGCCGTTGCAGCGCGTGTGGCACAATCTGATAAGAAAGGTTTTGAGTCATTTAAGAAAGAAATGGTTTCCGATTGATCAAGTAACACCCTAAAGTTATGATGTGGAAATAACTATTTAGGGGGTTAGTGTGAAAAAATTATTATTAGCGATGACATCGGCATTATTGATTCAAAGCTCTTTCGCTGCTGAGGTCTACACTTGCACTGTAAACGGAAAAACGGTTTATCAGGGAAAGCCTTGCCCGGGTAAAGAATTGAATGCACGAGTTCAGCAATCTCAAGCTGCAATCAAAGGCCAGCAGGCAACCAGAGAAAAAGAAAGAGCCGAACGTGATGCGAGGAAAGAACCGCGCATTGGAATGACGAAGTCTGAGGCTGAGAAATCAACATGGGGCTATCCAGATAAAGTCAATACAACAACCACAGCTAAAAATGAGTTTGAGCAATGGGTGTATAGAACACCTTATTCCGGGTCAAAATATTTGCATTTCACAAATGGAAAATTAACATCAATTTCAAATTAACCCTCTTGGGATGGTTTATTGATACTTGAGTCTACCCGCTTCGGCGGGTTTTTTATTGCCTGAATTTTAGAGGTCAGCATGTCTGGTAAAAATTTAACATTCAAATTAGTCATGGATGCCGACACCAAAGGCTTTGTTGGCAATATCAAGCAGTCGGAAGATGCAGCTAAGTCAGTATTCAACACAATTAAGCAAGAATCTGAACGATTAAAACAAGCAACTGCCGATGCTTCGAAAGAAATGGGAAATATTATCCCTAAAGGCACCAGTGAATTAGCAGATAAACTTTCTCAGTCTCTAAATGCCGCTACAGACATTATTAAAGATGCCGGCGATAACGCAAAATCAACAGCAGGGAATTTTACGGATTTTGGTAATAGAACCGAGAAGGTTTTAAGCCAGCTCAAGGGTGATCTAGTCCAAGCCAAGCAGAATCTGGAAGCATTTTCAAAAACTAAAGCTTCACCTGCTGATATTGAAAAGGCACAGGTTCAGGTTGATCAACTAGAAAAAGAAGTACAGCAAGCAGATCAGGCTTTTAGTGGATTTCAAGCAGAAATAGGCAAAGCCAATACAAGTTTAAAAAATACTGATAGTGCAGCACAAACAGCTCAAAAAGGGCTTAATGGTGCAAAATTCGCTGTAACAGCACTTGTTGGTGCAATGGGAGGTATTGGTATTGGCTTGGGTTTAAGAGAATTAGCACAAGCGGCTGACTCTTATACCAACCTATCTGTACGCATTCAGATTGCTACCCGTGAAGGTGGTGATTTCAGTTCTGCAATGGCTGGAGTTCATCAGGTAGCGCTTGCCACAAATTCTAGTTTACAGGCAACAGGTGATTTATTTACCCGACTGAATACAGTCGGCAAAGAAATGGGGATGACGCAACAACAAGCGTTAGACCTGACTAAAACAGTGACGCAAGCGATTCAGATTGGCGGTGGTTCGGCTCAGGCGAGTGAAGCGGCTGTGCAGCAATTCATCCAAGCCATGCAGGGTGGTGTTCTTCGTGGTGAAGAATTCAACTCCATGATGGAAAATGGTTACGGTCTTGCTGAAGCTCTAGCTAAAGGGTTGGGAGTCACTACTGGTGAACTCCGCAAGATGGCGGAAAATGGTGAGCTTTCAGCAGAGCGTGTAGTAAAAGCACTCCAATCTCAAGCGGGACAGATTCAAGAAACTTATAATCAATTCCCAACCACTATCAGTAATGCCTTGCAGAAGATATCTACGCAGTGGCAAATCCTGATTGGTGAGATGGATCAGGCCAATGGATCGAGCGCGACAGTAGCAAATGCTCTATCAATTATTGCTGATAATCTTGGGATACTAAAATTATTCTTCGATGATGTTGCTGAAGGTATTGGGTGGTTCCAGGGCAAACTATCTGAGATTGACCCATCTACAATTGAAGCAATCAGAAGCACTTTATCTGCTGTATACGACACAATTAAAACTGTCATATCCAGTATGGCTGGCATAGCTGAAACGGCATGGAGCGCTTTTACATCTGTCCTGGATTCAATAGCTCCTTTATTCAATGCAATCCTTAATGGCAAGGAAGAAGTTAGTGGATTAACCACTCTATTTAATGTCTTTAAAGTTGCTCTAGGTGTGGTCTCTGATGCAGCAACTGGGCTAAATATTGCCTTGAAGCTACTCCTTTCAGGTATTCAGTTTATTTCCGGTGGTATTCATGCGCTTAGTGCTTCAGTATTAGATTTTCTAGGTTTTGATGATCTGGCTGCTCAAGCACAAAACGCCTCAGATGCTTTATTCAGGCAGGCTGAAAAGAATGCATCCGAGGCAAACCGGCTGGCACTTGAAAGCAAGTCAGCTACCAGAGAAGCAATTCGAGAGATTCGTCAGACTGAGGATGAGGCAAATCAGGAACGCATTACTGAGAGCCAAAAGACTCTTGATGAACTAAAGCTTCAAGAGGAAAAACACAAGGCTGATTACAAGGCCATCAGTGATGAGCGCATTCAGTTAGAGCAGCAGCTCCACGAAGCACGTAAAGCAGGAAATCAGGCTGCAATTGATCAGGCCGTAAAAGGCCTTGCTGAATTGGATACCAAGGAAAAAACCTATCAGGCTGAAAGTCAGAAAATTACAGATGCCAAAATTCAGGCTGCTCAGGTCGTAGCTAGTGCAATGATTCAATCTGCAGATGCTGCAGGGATGGCACAACTAAAGGCTCTTAACGCCCAGTTAGCCGCTCAAGGTTTACAGGCTGAATTTGATAGCACTGGCAAGGTAGTTGTGAAAGCGATGCAGGATGCTGCCATCGCTACTGAGCATCAAAGCAATACCACCGATAAGGCTCGGAAAGCTGCCACTGCACTTGGTATTGATTTGGATATTTCGCTTAATCGAGTTTCTGCAAAATTCAAGGAAACAGAAGGCCAGCTAGATAACTTTGCAAGTGGTCTTGAAGATTTAGGTGCTGAGGGGAAGCAGGCTGGTGACGTGACTTATCAAGCCTGGCTTAAATGGCTGGAAACAGCAAAAAGCCAAGCTGAGATTGACTATGCAAAAGCTAAACTTCAGGAGTTTGGAGACCAGGGTGAAGTTTCAACAAGTCAGGTAGAGCAAGGCCTCATTGCAATTAAATTGCAGGCTCAAGAACTGCCTGATGATATTGATCCTGTCACAGAGGCTTTTAGACGTCTGGGCATTGAAACCAAGGAAAATCTAAAGCTTGCAGCTCAACAGGCTTTGATGGATTACATCACAATCCGGGATAGCGGCAAGGCAACTGCTGAGGGCGTTCAAAAGGCCTATGAAAAAGCTGCTCAATCTGCGGCTGCATCCGGTGACGCAGGTGTCATTGCTGCAACCAATGCTGCAAATGCTGGCCGTAATCTTGAGATTCAAATTGATGGCACCGGTATTGCTGCCGTTAAATCCATGGGTGAATGGGAGAAATCCAATCATCGTGTTAAAGACTCTGCACGTGGTATTGCAGATGGTTACCGCCATGCTGGCCAAGTGGGACGAGAGGAAGCCAAAACAACCTCTGAAGCCTGGGCTGATGCAGTCAATAAGGCCAAAGGTGAATTTGACAAGGCCATGAAGCAGCAAAGTAAATCGCTTGGCAGTTTGGATAACTATGATTCTTATAACAAGAATGATGTTATCTCTATGCTGAAATCTCAAGGCTATGACGATGCACAAGCTAAAAAACTGGCTGGTAATATCTGGTCACAAGCCATGGAAGCGGATCGGGATGCCAAGATGGCCAGTTATGGTAATAGCTCATTTGGTGGTTTGGATACTGTCATTAATCAGATGTTTGATCAGGCAGCTGCAAAAGGCATTACTACGCAACATGGTACCAATAAGATTAATGAGTTGATGCGCAGTATCAATGTGGCTTCAACTGGATCTAGTAACCTAAATGACTATGCGCCGTCTATTCCTTCTGCGCCGTCGGTTAGAGATATCGATTCTAGTCCAAAGACTACAATTCGGATCGAAGCTGGTAATGGGCAGTATGTGGATGCACAGGTTAATGCCGATCAAGTAAATCCATTAACCCAGATCCTTAAACAATTGGGAACGATTAAAAAATCGACTTAAAGCTGTTAATCTGGTTTTAGGTATTTTTATACAACAAGGTGCATTAAATGGCAGAAATTATCGAATTCAAAAAACCTGAAAAAGCAGATATTGAACGAGAGCTTACTGATAGTGAGCAAAAGTTATGGAATGCTGTAGTAAAAGAAACCTACAATAAGCTATTACCCAATGGGCTATCTCAAAATCTTGCAGACAGATTCCTGGTGGAGTTCAAGCCTTTGTTTATGATAATTCTACCAAAAGATATTAAGTTGTATTTTGAAGAAGGAATGGATGAGCAGATTCAGAAAACAAGAGAGTCTTTAGATAAGTATTTTTTAGATTGTATTGGTTCAGTCCTTTATAACCAGCTTACATTATTTTTGAAAAGAGAGTTGGATGCTCAATCCACTTAAGGAGCAGGCGAGATCAACATGAAGCTTATCCGCTTAGCAACATCAGAAACCGTCCCATTAGAGGACGGTTTTTTATGGCCTGATGAATTCTCATGGAAGGCTATTGAACAGAATCAGGCCTATACCATGGATGGCACTTTGATCATTCAGGAAGGCAAAAAGAAGTCTGGACGGCCAATCACCTTACAACCGGCAGATTCACAAATGGGCTGGATCAAGCTGCGTGAACTACGGACTGTTTTGGAATGGTCCAAGCTGCAGGGTGAGAATTTCAGACTGCAGTTTGAACAGCCGCATGACAACCGGCAATTCACCGTCAAATTTAACCACCAGGATGGGGCTTTAGAGGCCACACCGGTAAAAGGAATTCCAGCGGTATCACTGGATGATTATTTTAATGTGACCTTGCGCTTTACGGAGTTAGACGATGGCGATTGAAACCAAGGATTTAGTAATCTACAAGTCTGAACGCTTGACGGACAACGCTGATGGCGGTGGTAAATATTCGGGCGTTGTAGTCCAGGATGGCATTAGCAACAACCTGTTTAATGATGTATCAGAAATGGATCGCACCATGGGTGATGTATCTATGCGCAAGGTCTTTCCTGCAGTCACTACGGAAGATACTGATCTATTGATGGGTGCAACTGTTTTTGTATCTGAGCTACCAGAAGATCCAAACGTATCTGCACTACTATTCAGTACCAAGAACTGGACGGATGAGCGCCAGTCGGCACAGAACCGGGTGGAAAACTACCTAGCAAAAGGCGGCCAGATCGCAGGTACACCACTGGACACCCACTGGAAAGGTATGTCATCACTTCAGGTGGCTATGTTTCCGCAAGAGGT